CCATTCATCTGTAGCACCAACTAATTCTCTAAATTTTGACCTTCCTTGTTCTGTAGCAACGTTAATATCCCTAAGACTATTTTTAACTTGTTCATATAGTCTTGCTTCCGCCTGAGTAAGCGGTTTTCCTCCCGGGTTATTTGGTTGATTTGGTTGATTAGGTGCTGCCATATACGTATAAATATTAAAGCGCCCTATTTTTTGGGCGCTTTAGTTGAATAAACAGTGCGTGGAGAAATACCAGGTCTTGCTACTTCTACTGCAGATTTTTTGTTTGGTGATTGATTTGTTAAATCATTGTCTTTGGATTTATTTACTTTGTCATAATGTTCTTCCATGGATTTGTATACGAATTTTCTCAACCATATTGGAAAATTATACACGGTCATAAAATCATAACCGCCGTTTCCATGGAACACTATTTCATGAAGTGTACGGAAAAGATGTAATCTATACTCCGGCGTCAGGCCAAAAAAAGTTAACACCTATAGGTACCTCCACTCCCTCTTCAGCATATCCTTCATATTCAATAGTAGTTTTCAAATCAATATCTGGAACTACTTCATTGTAATATTTTCTAAATGCTCTAACATCTTTAGCTAAGAAATAATTGTCAACAAACTCACGGATAGTTTTTTTATCACTATCACCATTAACACTTGTAATAGTATGTTTATAACGAGTGGATACTTCTGCTGTTGCTTGTGGATTAATCTTTTTAAGACCAGCCACTTCTCTATCGATATTGTTTTCATCGGTGTGAGTTAAAGCTCTAAATGTAATGTGAGTACCTGTGTTAGGTAAAGTAAATTCAAAGTTATTAACACCAGGAGTAATTAAATCTTCTCTAAGTGGTTTTGATTCTAAAGCAGATAAATCAATACTTACTTTAACTTCATCATTCATGCCAGCAAACTGATGCATGAAGTCATATTCTTTACCATAACCTAAAATACGAGCAGCAATTAATATTGCATTTTTATCTCCGGTTATTAAATCACCATAATTAATTTTTGATACAATTAACGATTGAAGTAACTTATCAATTACGTTTCCTTGTTTAATATAATTCTGGTTAGTTAAAATATCCTCTTCTTTAGCAGTCATATACTTCATTTCGATTTTACCACTTGATAAAGGATTTTCCTTTGGGTACAATAAACCTTTAGAAGGTAATTCAACTACTTCGGTTGGGAATTTGAATTTTGGTTGTTCCTCAGTTTGAGGTACAACATTTGTAACATAATTTTGTTCCATATGATTATAACGTTATTTGATATAAATATATATCCTCTATAAAACTGATAAAAAAAGCGCTAAATTTCTTTAGCGCCTTTCTATTATCAATGAGTGTATTAGAAGTTCAATATACAGTAATCCATAGCAATGGTAACTGATAATTCGATAGCTGCATCAGCTGTCCAATCATAATCACCAAATGTAGCTGTTTTAACGTAAGCACCTTTGATAATCCACTCACTTACTACATCACCAACAGGACCTAAGATGTCTAAGGTTAAATCCTTCTTATAGAAGTCAGAATAACCATCTCTACCTGTTACTGATTCGTGAGCTAAACGTGCCCATTCCATTATTGCTTGAGCTCCAGAAGGAGTTACGGGATCGTAAAGGGCTAATGTCATATCATTCCATCTAACTTTACCTTTTACTTTACGGTAAACGTTGATATGATCTAATATGATTTCACCAGCTTCAAATCCAGGAGCAGAAGCTTTTTTAATTAAATAAGCGGGAATGCCATCTACATATAAAATGAAACGGTTCTGAACTTTTGGCTCAAACGCCGTGAACATTATTTCATTAGGATCTAATACTGCCATTGTATGTTGTGTTTAATATAAATATTAAATTTTTAAGTTTTTTTATTACGCGAATGAAGCACCAGTAGGCGTAATGTTGAAATCTAGGATAATAAATTCGGCTGTTTTTGTTGGTTGGATATAAATCGCACCATACAATTGGTTTCTATCAATTGTTTCAGCTGTATTATTTGATTCATCCATTACTACTTTGTAAGAATATAAACCTTGTCTTTGTTGAACTGATTCAAGATAAGGGTTAGTTTGGTTTAAGAATTTATTTCTTGTTACTGCTGTATTTTGTTCGAATACTAAATTATCAGCAACTTGACCAATGTAACGCTTAAGAGCAATTAACAAACGACGAACGTTTACTCTGTCTAAAGCTGAAGCTTTTGTTTGTAATGTTTTCTGACCGAATGCTACAATACCTTGACCAGGGAAAGTTGCAATTGGGTTTACTTTATTGATATATAAGTTATCACGATCTGATGGTGATAATTTTCTTTCAGCTTGAATTACACCACTTAATCCACCTCTTGTGAAACCAGCAGGTGCAAACCATTCAGCAGCAATTCTATCGTTATAAGCATAAACACCAGGCATTATAGTTGAAGCTGGAACCCAAACTAATTTACCAGTACCAGGAGCTGATACTTGAACCCAAGGCCAATAAGCAGCTGCATAAGATGAATCAAGTGTATTTGCTTCACCTGATACTGAAGCGATTGTTGAACCATAATTTGCTAAATCAACAATTGCCATACAATCACCTCTATTTTGACAAACAGCAATTAATGCGTCAACTACTGAATTTTGAGTTGTTAAACCAGGAACTGAAATAAATTCATAATCAAATTCATCTGGGTTAGATAAAATAGCAATTGAGTTTGTATAGTCATTATTTACTAATCCTTGAATATTTGTAGCACTTATTTGATCATACATTGAGCACAATGATGTTTGAGTACCAAATAACGGACCATTAGCTGAACCGAATGAGCCTGAACTTACTATAGGTAATGAACCTGAGTAGCTAGTACCATCACCAAAAGTAGCTACACCACCTGCATTATTAAGGTAGTTAGGAGTTGGAGAAGGAACTGATTTAACTCTTACGTAACGGCTTCTGTTAACATAAGAACCACTAGTTTGTAAATAACCCAAAGATGAGTTATAGTTAGTTGTTTGATCACCAATTACCGCAGCAATATAGTTTGGTGAATTTGGATCAAGTGAAAGGTTTAACCATGTTTCTACAACTAATTTTTGATTTGTTGTATCGTTACCTTGACGAATTACTAAGTTGAATTGACCTGAAGATGTATTAACGTTTGTTACTTCCCAACGAATATTATCTGCTGAGCCGCTAATTAAAGCACCACCAGCTAATTGAGATCCACTACTATTCATGATAACACCTTTAGAAAGTGTTTCAAGAATAAATGAACCATTAGCGTTACCAGCAATATCGGTAACTTTTGATGAAGTTGCAGAAGTATAGTTACTAGTAGAACCAGATACTGCTCTTGTTACTAACAATGTTTCACCACCTTGTTGGAAGTAGTTAAACGCAGAGATCGAAGTTAAATACTCTAGAGTAATACCACCACTAACGAAAGTAGCTCCAAATTTGTTTGTAAAGTCAGAATATGAAGTTACTAATGTAGGAACTTCTACTGGACCTTTAACTGTAGGACCAACGATTGCAGCACCAACAGTAACGGGACCTTGAGTAACTTGTGATTGGTCATTTTCACGAGTTAATACACCAGGTGATAATAAAGTTTCAGCCATGTTTTAATAGAATTTATCTACTAATAAATATACGAAAAACATTCAAAACTAATCTTTTACTGGTTCTATTGTACCTGTTTTCAAATCTATTTGGCTATCGCCATATTTTTCTATTAAACGGGACGTTAATTCACTTTCATCTTGCTGTACTTGTTTAAATTGATATTTAACAAATTCTAATTCATCATCTACTTGCATTTTTCGATAATGAATATCAGCTAAATACGCTAAAAATTCCGATTTTTTCGTTTTAAGTTCGTTAAGTTCTTTTAATTCTTCTTCACTAACTTGTGTTGGTTTTTCTTGTAAAATTCCCATAATTAAAATTCTTTATTTTTCATGAATGAAACAATGATATATCGTTTACCACTTAAAACAGGGCGAGCGCCATGTTTATGTGTAATATTTCCAGGGTGAACACTTATATAACCTTGTGGGGGTCTTGATAAATATTTTTGACGCCAAAACCACGTACCACCACCTGTATAATCAATATCTTTTTCAGATAAGTTTACTAATGCAGTAATATGTGAGTTATCATGATGTAAACTTAAATGTCCTTGAGTATCTGGGGTGTAACGTGCTAAAAAGTTTTCAGCTTGTAATTGATCCCATCCTTTACCTTCTAATCCAAATTTATGCATCGCCATAGGCATAACATATTCCCAAAGCAAATCATAATAAATTTTATCAAATCCTATTTCAGTTAATACGAAATCAGTTGTTGGATAAAATTCATGACGAGCAAAAGTCCATACTTTAGCATGTTCTGCTTCTTCAATTATCATTTTACAAAATTCTTTTGTAAAGAAAGGATAAGCAAAAGTACCGTCAAATTCTTCATCAACAAACAAATCCCATTCTTTTTTAATTAAGCCGGGTACTAAAAATTTTCTATGCCAGGCTGCTGTATCGTTCCAGTATTGATATAATTCTGGATGTAATGGAGTATATTCTTTATCCATAATTTGTATTTTAAAAGGTTCTACTATAGGTGTTAAGTGTATATTTTCTGTTTGTGACTTATTATTTTCTTGAACTATATATTCTATATTAGTAGCAAAAGCGTTTAATTTGCGTTTGTCGTTTTTATTTACTATTTCATTTACATCTGATCTAAAATGGGTATCATATAATGTAGGTAAAAATTCATCTGTTGGAATTAAATTTTCTTCTAAATGTTTACTTATAATTATTTCAACTCCTTTTTTACTTAAAGCATATGCATGAGCATTGAATGAAAATAAAGGACGAACAAAATAAGCATTGTAGTTTTGTTCAGGTAAATTTCTCATTAAATTTCTACCTAAATGAATTAAATCCCATTTTGATAATGTTGAAATAACATTTTGATTAAATATTTCTTTTGATTTAAAATCTTCTTCTAATATCAATACAGAATCAAATTTATTTTCATAAGCATCTTTCCAGCATTTGATATGAGATAAAGCACATCCTATTTCTCCAGGAGTAATATCTCTAAGATACCAGTCTAAAGTATTTGTAAAACTTTTTTCATTACGAAGTCTTTCAAGTTCTTCGGCATCGTTTCTTTTCCAATTATTCCAAGGTTTAAAATTAAAATCGGGGTTTGGTTTTCTACCATCAATTCCATTTATAAATGCTATAGATTCATATTGTATTCCACTTTCTTCAAGTCGTTTAATAGCATCTTGTTTATATTCTTCTGTTTTGTCAAGTGATATAATGTAAACACAATCAAAACTATAACAGCTATCTATAAATGATTTCCATACACTCCCAATACGATCTATACTAAATACAGAAGCATATCTTTTATTATATCTTGCTCTATCATCTTGTGCGGGGTAATCAATTATTTTAATTATATCAAGATAATATCCTAATTCTTCACCAGGGTGTTTAATAAACTCAGCAGTATGAATTATTTCAGGGAGTGCGCCTATTGGTGATGTTATTATTTTACATCCTGCTAATTGTGCTTCGATAGCAGTTATACAAAATGTTTCTTCATATTGTGTTGGATAAAACCAATATTCTGATTTGCTATATTCTCGGCGGAGTGTTTTAGCGTCAACGTTACCAACAAACTGAACGTCTTTTAAATTTAGTTTCTTATACGTTTGATTAAATACATCTAAACCATATTTGGGACAAAATACTTTTAATGTAGCATTTGGTTTTATGTCTTTAATATAATACCAAAGTTCAAGTAAAGTATTTAACCCACGCTCAGGATGTGATGAATATATAAATGAATCTTTTACTTTTTCTTCGTCATCAAAATTAGCTATATCAACACTATTATAAATTACTTTAATTTTATCTAATGGATAGTTATATTTTTCAGCTGTATTTTTCTTATGCCAGTGTGAAACACATATTATACCTGATAGTTTAGGTAGTAAGTCTCTACCTTCATTAGGTAAAGTTTCACCATTATAATAAGGATAATATTCTGTGTTATGTAACCAAAGATATGCTTTATGATAATCTACTTTATTTTCTAAATCAAGTAAAAAGTGTATATAACCTACACCAATTACTATATCATATTTTCTTGAAGTTTTCCAAAGTAATTCTCTATTAATATATTCTACTCCATCAACAGACATTTCAGCAACGTCTCCTGTTACGTAAACATTAAATTCCTTAGCAAGATATTTTACTGTATTAAGTAGTACTTGTTCAGTTCCACCAAGCTCTCTATCTATTGGGGAAAATAAATTATCATAATAACCTACGTGAAATAAAACATTTAATTTCATACTATTTGTAGCTATCACCTCCAACCCATAATACTAATGATTTACGAGTACCTTGCGATACAGGAGTTACTCTATGTAGTAAATAAGAAGGAAATACTAAAACACATCCTCTTTGTTTAGGTAATGATTCTGGATTTTTACCTCTTAAGATTTCAAAATCACCACCTTGGTATTCATCGGGACCTGAGAGTTGAACTGTAATACTGATTTTTCTTTGATTTAATGGATATCCACCACCAATATCTAAATGGTAATCATAATGTCCACCATTTTGATAATATTCAGTGTATTGAATTTGCTCATTCATTGAATATAGATTAAATTTCCAAACAGCATTGTTTGCTTCTTCAACCATTTCACCCAACTTTTCATAAATCCATTTGTAACGATCTAATTGAGGAATCCAAGCAATTGCGCTTTTTCTCATTTCATCATTTACTATACCAGCATCGGTTACACCCGCTGTTTGTAAATCCCAATTTTTTGATTCAGCTACAATTTGATCTACTTCTTCATTAGAAAAACCATTCTTAAACCAATACCACTCTAAGGGATCAGAAGACATGGCCTGTTGAAATTTATACATAACTTAAAATTTATTCTGTGAATATAAATATAATAAAGGAAGCGACCAAGACTGGTCGCTTCGCTTTTTATCTATTTGTAGTATGTTTATCCTACTTTTTCTTTAAGTTTATCTACTTCTGCTTTTAATTCTTTAACAGCTTCGATTAACAATGGAACGATTTTTTCATATTGAACTGTGCGGAAATTCTCACCTGATTTTGATTTTTCAACTCTATTACCGTTTTCATCTTCAACATATTCTGTATCGAATGGAGCTAATTTAACAGCTTCTGGTAATATTGCTTCTAATTCATCTGCGAATACACCGACAATTCTATTTCTTGTATCATATCCAAAGCTCGCTGCTAATTCGTTATGGGTATAAGTTATACCTGTTAACGTTTGTAATTTATCAAGAGCATTTTCAATTACTTTTACATTATTCTTTAATCTTCTATCTGAGTAATACGCGGTAATTTCACCTGTAGCTCTGATATCACCTGTTGGGCCATAAGGAGTATTAACACCTAATGCACTCAAGTTTTGTTGAGTTGGGCCCGGAGGACCAGGACTACCAGCAGGACCAGGACCACCAGCAGGACCACCAGGACCTGGAGCACCTCCACCACCAGGAGAACCTGTATTACCTTTGTTACCTTGAGGGCCAGGAGAACCAGTATTACCTTTGTTACCTTGAGGACCAGGAGAACCACCAGGACCAGGACCACCTGGAGAACCAGTGTTGCCTTTGTTACCTTGAGGACCAGGAGAACCAGTATTACCTTTGTTACCTTGAGGACCAGGACCACCAGGAGAACCAGTACCACCAGGAGAACCAGTGTTACCTTTGTTACCTTGAGGACCTTGAGGACCAGGAGAACCTACTTCACCTTTTTGTCCTTTACCACCTTGGGCACCAGTTGGACCTACGGGACCTACGTTACCTTGTGGACCAGGAGAACCTGTTGGGCCTATATTACCTTGAGGACCTATTTCACCCTTTTGACCCTTAGCACCTTGAGCACCTGTTGGACCTACGTTACCTTGAGGACCAGGAGCACCTGTAGAACCCGTTGGACCTACGTTACCTTGAGGGCCTATTTCACCTTTTTGGCCTTTATTACCTTGAGCACCTTGAGCACCTGTTGGACCTACGTTACCTTGAGGACCTGTAGGACCAGGAGCACCTGTTGAACCAGTATTACCTTTAGCTCCTGTAGGACCAGTAGCACCTGTAGGGCCTATGTTACCTTGAGGACCTGTAGGACCAGGAGAACCTATTTCACCCTTTTGACCTTTAGCACCTTGAGGGCCTGTAGCTCCTGTTGGGCCTATGTTACCTTGAGGACCTGTTGGGCCTATGTTACCTTGAGGACCTGTTGGACCAGTAGAACCAGTATTACCTTTCGCACCTGTAGCACCTTGAGCACCTTGAGGACCTTGAGCACCTTGAGGACCTGTTGGACCTGTAGGACCTGTAGCACCTGAAGTTCCTGATGAACCAGATGTACCAGCATTACCTTGAGCACCTGGAGAACCTGTTGGGCCTGTAGGACCAGTTGCACCTTGAGCACCTGTATTACCTTTTGTACCTTGTGGGCCTGTAGGACCAGGACTACCTGTAGGGCCTATATTACCTTGAGGACCTACTTCACCTTTTTGTCCTTTAGCACCTTGAGGACCTGTAGGACCTGTAGGACCTACGTTACCTTGAGGACCAGTAGCACCTGAAGTACCACTTGAACCTGATGTGCCTGCGTTACCTTGAGCACCTGGAGAACCTGTTGGGCCTGTTGGGCCTGTATTACCCTGAGCACCTGTATTACCTTTTGTACCTTGAGGACCTGTTGGACCTGTAGCACCTTGATCACCTTTTGCACCTGTAGGACCAGTAGCACCTGTAGCACCACTAGTTCCTGATGAACCTGAAGTACCAGATGTACCACTTGAACCTGATGTACCTGAAGTTCCGCTTGTTCCTGATGAACCTGAAGATCCACTTGTACCTGAACTTCCTGAAGTACCAGATGTACCACTTGAACCTGAAGAACCTGAAGTTCCACTTGAACCAGAAACACCTAATTCACCTTTTTGGCCTTTAGCACCTTGAGCACCGGTAGCACCTGAAGTTCCTGATGAACCTGAAGTGCCTGAAGTTCCTGATGAACCAGAAGTACCTGATGAACCAGAAGTACCAGCATTACCTTGAGCACCTACTTCACCTTTTTGTCCTTTAACACCTGTAGCACCACTAGAACCTGATGTTCCACTTGTGCCTGATGAACCTGAAGATCCACTACTTCCACTTGTACCACTAGAACCAGATGTACCTGAAGTACCACTAGAACCTGAAGTTCCTGATGACCCACTAGATCCGCTTGTACCGGATGAACCTGATGAACCTGAAGATCCACTTGTACCTGAGGAACCTGAGGTACCAGAAGTACCTGATGAACCTGATGAACCTGATGAACTGCTTGTACCTGATGAGCCTGATGAACCTGAAGTGCCTGATGAACCACTAGAACCACTTGAACCAGAAGTACCTGAAGAACCAGAAGTTCCACTTGTGCCACTTGAACCTGAAGATCCTGATGTACCAGATGAACCACTTGAACCTGAAGTACCTGAAGTTCCTGATGAACCACTTGTACCACTAGTTCCGGATGAACCTGAAGTACCTGAAGAACCAGAAGTACCTGAAGTTCCTGATGAACCACTTGTACCACTAGAACCAGATGTACCTGATAAACCTGAAGAACCAGATGTACCTGAAGAACCATTACCACCATTAGCACCATCTAGGTTAACTACCCATTTTGTGTAAGTAGCAGTACCTTGTTTTGTTCCAAAGGCAGTAAATGTGAGGGTATTAGTACCCGAATTATATGTGTCAACTGATGCTTCAAAGTGATCTGTTGATCCTGAAGCAACAATAATGATTGATTGTACAGCTGTATATGCTAAATTTGGAGTTAAAGTAGTCAATGAATATTGAGAACCACTTGCTACGGTAGTTAAATTAATTGAACCTGTAGCATCTGTTCTATATCTATCACTTACACCACTTGAACCTGAAGTACCTGAGCTTCCTGATGTTCCACTAGTACCTGAACTTCCTGAAGTACCTGAAGTACCGCTTGAACCTGAAGTACCATTTGAACCTGAGGTACCAGAAGTTCCACTTGATCCACTTGTACCTGATGTACCTGATGAACCAGAAGAGCCTGAACTACCAGAAGTTCCTGAGCTACCAGAGCTACCTGAAGTACCTGATGAACCTGAGGTACCAGAAGTACCTGATGAACCTGAAGAACCGCTTGTGCCTGATGAACCTGAAGAACCGCTTGTGCCTGATGAACCTGAAGAGCCTGAACTACCAGAAGTTCCTGAGCTACCAGAGCTACCTGAAGTTCCACTTGAGCCACTTGTACCTGATGTACCTGAAGAACCTGATGAACCTGAAGATCCACTAGTTCCACTTGATCCACTTGTACCTGAAGAACCTGATGAACCTGATGTGCCTGAGCTACCAGAACTACCTGATGTGCCACTAGAGCCACTTGAACCAGATGAACCTGAAGTTCCGCTTGAACCTGAAGTGCCTGAAGTGCCACTTGAACCAGAAGAACCACTTGTACCTGAACTACCTGATGTGCCCGAGGTACCAGAAACACCTACTTCACCTTTTTGGCCTTTAGCACCGGTAGCACCTGAAGAGCCTGAAGTACCTGAAGAACCAGATGAACCAGAAGATCCTGAAGTACCACTAGAACCTGAAGTACCTGAAGTACCGGATGAACCAGAGGTTCCACTTGAACCTGAAGAGCCTGAGCTACCTGAAGTACCACTTGAGCCTGAAGAGCCTGAACTGCCTGATGTACCTGATGAACCACTAGATCCACTTGTACCACTTGAACCTGAAGTTCCACTTGATCCACTTGTACCTGAAGTACCTGATGAACCAGAAGAACCTGAAGTACCACTTTGTCCTGATGAACCTGATGAACCAGAAGTTCCTGAAGAACCAGAAGCACCTACCTCACCTTTATCTCCTTTAGCACCTGAAGAGCCACTTGAACCACTTGTGCCTGAACTACCTGACGTTCCTGATGAACCGCTAGAGCCTGAAGAACCAGAAGTTCCACTTGAGCCACTTGTACCTGATGTACCTGATGAACCACTAGATCCTGAAGATCCAGAAGTACCACTTTGTCCTGATGAACCTGATGAACCAGAAGTACCTGAAGTACCACTTGAACCTGAAGTGCCATTTGAACCAGAAGTTCCACTTGAACCACTTGTACCTGAACTGCCTGATGTACCTGAAGAACCAGATGAACCTGAAGTACCTGAAGAACCAGAAGTTCCTGAAGTACCGCTTGAACCTGATGTACCGCTGCTGCCTGATGTTCCTGATGAACCTGAAGTACCTGAAGTACCAGATCTATCTAACCACATACCATCCCAGAAATGCCATACTGTACCGTCAGCAATATCAAAAATCATTTGGCCATTATACGGACTA